ATGCCTATCGACATCGATATGCAAACTCGTACAACCTTCGGTGGCAAGAAAAGTTAAAAATTTTTAACGAATCAAACCAGCGATTGACATTAAACCGTGACTGGAGGCCCGCAAGGGTAGGTCACATAAGGAGAAAACAATATGGCAAATGCGTCAACTACTGGGTTTGGTTTTAGACCCATTAAAAAGATAGCGCAAAACTATAACAACGCTGCACTCTCAGAGTACAACGTTGCAGCTTCTTCGGCTTTAATTTCGCACGCATGTTTAGTGCAATTAACAGCAGATGGAGTTGTGCTTGCTTCAGGAAACACAGATACAAACAATCTAGGTACCCTGAATGGAGTATTCTATACAGATGCGACTAGCAATAAACCAACATGGAGTAACTATTCGCCAGCAAGTAATACTGCTACGGATATTGTTGCTTATATTAACGACGATCCTATGCAAATGTACGAAATTATGTCTGCAGATACAGCTTTCAACCAAAATGAGGTTGGACACTGTGCGGATCAAGTGCTTGCAGCAGGTACTACACCGTTGTTTGTATCGAAATCAAAAATTTCGGCAACAACAGCAACTACAAAGGCACAATTGTTCATCATGGGCGTTTCTAGAGATCCAGATCACTCTGATACAACTGCTGAGGGCTTTGCTCTTAGAGTTCAAATCAGAGAACATATCTTGGTTGGAAACGATACCGCGAGAGCAGGGATATAAGGAGATAAATTATGGCTATATCACGAAACCAACTCGTAAAAGAGTTAGAGCCAGGATTGAACGCCTTGTTCGGCCTGGAATACAAACAGTATGAAAATCAGTCAGCTGAAATTTATACTACAGAGTCATCTGACAGAGCTTTTGAAGAAGAAGTAATGTTAAGTGGTTTTGCACAAGCACAAGTAAAACCGGAAGGTTCAGGTGTTACATACGATAACGCTCAAGAAACTTTCACAGCTAGATACACTAACGAAACAATTGCGTTAGCGTTTGCTATCACTGAGGAAGCTATTGAAGACAATTTGTATGACAGACTGGCTTCTAGATACACTAAAGCTTTAGCAAGATCTATGGCTCAAACTAAACAAGTTAAAGCAGTTAACCCACTAAATAATGGAATGCCTGGCGGTAGTTTCACTTCTGGTGATGGTGTAACTCTTTTCAACACAGCTCACCCAACGCTTGCTGGATCATTCCAGAATACGTTGACAACTGCGTCTGACTTAAACGAAACTTCATTAGAGCAATCAATGATTGACATTGCTGCACTTACTGATGAAAGAGGTTTAAAGATTGCAGCTAAAGCTGTTAAGATGATCATTCCATCTGCGCTACAATTCACAGCTGAAAGACTTATGGCTTCTGCTGGTAGAGTTGGAACTGCTGATAATGATGTCAACGCAATCAGATCTATGGGGATGATTCCTCAAGGTTACTCTGTTAATAATTTCTTAACAGACACTGATGCGTTTTTCATTACTACAGATGTGCCTAATGGTATGAAACATTTCGAAAGAACTCCTCTATCTACTAAGATGGAAGGTGACTTCGATACTGGTAATGTTAGATACAAAGCTAGAGAAAGATACGTATTTGGTGTATCTGACCCTAGAGGTATCTTTGGTTCTCCAGGAGCTTAATACTTAATTTTTTGTGGCGGGACATAGTCTCGCCACAATTAACAAATAGAAAGACAAAACCATGAAAAAATTCCTAATAAACATATATGCTTATGACCATCACGGCAGATTTGAGGTAGAATCTAATGATGATGCTATTTCTTTAGAGAAATCAATAGTTGACAAGCTAGGAGAAAACAGTATAGTTTGGGAAAAATCGGGAATGTTTAGTAATCTTCCTTATCGAATAACTTATGAAGAGGTTATAAATGATACAAGACCTATACAAAGCAAAAAGGTCCTTGGAGTTGAAGTGGGAACAGGAGCATATTGACAATAATAGATATACTCTTGAAATGGTCCGAATTGATGACAAAGTCAGAGAAGTCATTACTAGGATCAAGCTTGAAGAAGCTGCCATTGCACATAGACAGAATTCTGTTGAAGGTGCGGCTCCACAAGTTTCTGTAGCTACTTAATAAAAAGCTACATCGTTGGAAAAATCCACTCCACACTACAGGCTCTCTTGCACTCTACTAAAAAATAACATATAATATTTACACTATACATTTAATAAATGATGAATGCTGACGCGTATAGTCGACAACCCTAGGGACAGTATTCAGATATCTAGGAGGATATTAATATGGCAACAACTACATTTTCGGGACCGATAAAAGCGGGAACGATTTCAAACACTACTGGAACTACACTTGGTTCAAATGTTAAAAACACAGGACAAGTGGTAATGGCACAGACATTTTCAACGGGCGCTACACTTGATAGTGGAGCTTCTGCTGCAAATTCTACTACTGTCGTTATTCCAGCTAACTCACAAATCATTGATATAGTACTTGACAAGCCTACAGTAATGGCTGGTGCTACATGTGTTTTCAGTATTGGAGATACAGTTGGTGGGAACGCATCTTTGCTTAACTCATATTCAGTTACAATCGCTTCAGGAGTTGGACGAGCATATCCAACAACAGAAGCTGGTGGTGCATTGGCTTGGGCTGATACAGGAACTGCAGACCTAAAACTGACATGGACGAGTACTGGTGCTACGAGTGATGGTGAAATTAGAGCTACTATTTTGTACCAACAAAATAATAACTTAAGCTAATAACTAATTAAGTGTGGGCCTTCGGGCCCACATTAAATATAAGGAGAAAAATTATGTCAATAGGCGGAGGAGGATCATTTTCAAGTGATCAAACAACTTTACAAAAAGATACGGGCGCTATATCATTGTTAAGAGCAGGTAGAGCTAGAGTTACTTCTATTCAAGGTAGAGGTGAAGCAGGTTCTGTTATACTTTTACACGATAGTGCTACAACAGGTGGTGCGGCTGCTGGTAACTTAATGGCAACTTTTAAATATGACACTGAAGGTTTAGCAGTTTATGTTCCAGGTTCTGGAATTCTTTTTAAAGATGGAATTTGTGCAACCTTAACACAAACAACAGGAACTGACGGAAGCGTTACGTTAACTATCACAGGAGCGTAGTATGGCTAACACTACCTCTGGTTCTTATACTTTTGATAAGAACCTCGGAATAGATGAAATTATTGAAGATGCATATGAACGTATTGGTATGCAGGGTGTTTCTGGTCATCAATTAAAAACTGCGAAACGATCTTTAAATATTTTATTTTCGGAATGGGGAAATAGAGGTTTACAATTTTGGGAAGTAAAAAACCAAAACGTTACACTAGTTGATGGACAAGCAGTGTATACTTTTTTTAGATCCCCGGCTGATGGTACATCAAGCGGTATTAGCACAACCTTATCTGCAGGAATAAATGCAGCAGTTACTACTATTGGTGTTGCTTCTGTTACAGGAATGCCGACAACAGGTGGTATAATTATTATTGGAACAGAACAAATTACTTATTCTGGAATTTCTTCATTGAATTTAACTGGGTGTGTCAGAGGTGTTAATGGCAGTACTGCTGCTACTCATAATACAAGTGACGCAGTTCTACAATTTCCAAACGGGATGACCGACATACAAGAAACTAATTATAGAGTCAAATCAACTTCTGTTGACACACCTATGACAAGAATCAGTAGATCACAGTATCAAGGTTTTTCAAATAAAACTTCAGAAGGTTTACCTACTCAATATTGGGTCCAAAGATTTATAGATAAAGTTACAATGACTTTATATTTAACCCCTGGCGCAGCTCAAGATGGTAACTATATTAATTTTTATTACACAAAAAGAATTGATGATGTAGGCGCTTATACAAATGCAACTGATATACCCTATAGATTTCTACCATGTATGATTATGGGTTTATCTTATTATTTAGCTTTAAAATATGCACCACAAAGAGTTCAAGAATTAAAATTATTATATGAAGATGAATTAAAAAGAGCAGAGTCTGAAGATGGTTCTTCTAATTCTACTTACATATCACCTAAAATCTATTATCCTGGTATTGGTTAATGACTACTTTTGCATCAGGTAAATTTGCTTTAGCTATTTCAGATAGATCAGGTATGGCTTTTCCATATAATGAAATGGTTAGAGAATGGACGGGTGCGTTTGTCCACGTTTCAGAGTACGAGCCTAAACAACCACAGTTAGATCCTAAACCTACAAGTGCAGATCCACAAGCTTTACAAAGAGCAAGAACGGCTAGAACAGAATTTCCAACAGAAGATTTTTTACCAGAAAATCCTTTTGTAACTGCATCTAATACTACATTAAAAATTAATTTTCCAAACGGTGCTTTACAGGTAAATGATTTTGCAAGATTTAGAAATGTTAAATCTCCGGTAGGTGGTGTAGCATTATCAACATTACAAATGTCAACAACTTTAAATGGAACAATAACAGATTCAGTTACAACAATTAATTTAACTGATGGATCACAGTTCCCTACTTCAGGTTTTATTGTAATTGAAAAAGTAAATGCAGTTTCAGGATTGTTTGAAAACGAAGTCATACAATACACAGGAAGATCTACACATCAATTAACAGGATGTACTCGGGGTACAAGTGCTGCTTATAGAGGTGTTGCACCAGAACCTACAACGGCAAAAAGTCATACTACAGGAGTAAAAGTTTTTGGTTGTTATAAAGTTGTTTCTTTAAATGAGACATCAGTTCCAAGTACAGGTCAACCATCTACAACTACACAATTTGATGGTATAAATGTTGCGTTAACGAACACTGCATCAGGAACAGAAACAGGAGGCGGTTTTCAGTGTACAATTGGACCCGTAAATGATAGAGGTTAATTATGTCTTACACTTTAGCAAACTTACAGGATGATATTAGAAACTATACAGAAGTAGATAGTGGGGTTTTATCAAATACTATTTTAACAACTATTATTAAAAATGCAGAAAATAGAATTTATAGAGAAGCTGATTCTGATGATAATCGATTTTATGCGACTTCAAACTTAGCAGCTGGAAGTAGGTATGTAACCATACCCTCTAATTTAAGATTTATTCGATATGTCCAATTAACAGATGCTGATGGAAATCAGACTTTTTTAGAAAAAAAAGATACTTCATATATGGCAACTTTTTATAATACCCCAGGAACCGCTTCTGGAATACCTAAGTATTATGCTAACTGGGATGCTAATTATTGGGTAGTAGCACCTACTCCA